CTTCTAAGTCCATATCATCTTCTGATTCTTCATCAGATGAATCCATATCCATAGAATCATCACCCATTTGGTCGTCAGTTGAATCCATACCCATGTCATCCATGTTCATTTCATCATCTCCACCCATTTCGTCTTCAGTTGAATCACCACCTTCTAATTCTGCAATTCTAGATTCCAATTCTGCAATTTTTGCATCTTTGTCATCACCAGCTGCGTCATCAGCGAAAGGATTTTCTTCTTCAGAAATGTCTGCTACTTTCTTATAGTCAGTACCAGCTTGTTCAGGTTTTCCAGCATCTTTTTTTACACCAACTGATAAATCAGTCATTGCATCTAAAGTTGGTTGTGAACCTGGAGTCTCAGCGTATCCACCGTCTACTTTAGACCCGATACCAGTTGAGCTTAACTCTTCATTAGTTTCATCCTTCTCTTCATCTTCCATTTCTGCCTCAGCTTGTAGCTTTTGACTTAAAATAGATTGAAGTCTTGGAGTGAAAGCCTCTTCAAGAGCCAATTTTGCGTTAGCTAATGCAGTTTCTTTAACGGCTTTAGCGTCAGCGATTGCTTCTTTCAATAATTTTGAATTTGCCATCTTGTTTTCTCCTTATGTTTTGTTTGTGAAGTTATTTCGTATAAGAAACTCCAATGTAATTATGTTGGTTGTTCGGTCACACCTTATAGAGAAGGGTATTCATTAACCAACGATGTCTTATAATCTCATAATAAAAAATGAGATATTTGATAATAAATATGTAAATTTTTTAGAAAACTAAAGAAAACTACTAAAATAATTTGTTTTTTCTTATAGTTTCTTCTCTTTGTAACCGTTTTCTCTTAGAGGGTTTAGTAAAATTCTTTCTATCTCTAAGTTCTTCTATTTGTTTTGTGGACTGAACTTTTCTTTTATAGTCCTTTAATGCCCACTCTATATTTCCACCTTTAACACTAACTATTAACATCCTTCTATTGTAAATTAACCAATTTATATTTTGTTGAGTATAATAAAGTTACAACCGTATCTATGTCGTTTTGTAACCAACTCATTTGTAATTTTTTGTCTTGTCTCAATTTTGCAACTGCTGCAATCAATTTGTCGAAATAACTGATTACATTTTTGACATCATTGTTTGTATCTAAACCACTAACAGGTTGTAATTTGATTAAACCATATTGTCCTTGATATGCTTCTACTAAACCATCTACCAAACCACCAATTGAATCGTAGTATGCTCCCAATGCTAAATGTGCAGATAAAGAACCAACACCTCTTTGTCCTAAATGAAACGAATGTGCCTGTGTTCTACTATGTAATAATAATGATGCTAATTGTTCCAATTTGTTTTTTTATTTTATTCCTAATCTTTCTTTCATAACATCTTCAGAAATGTCTGCAATTTCAAAATATCTACCCAATACATTTCCCATATCTTCATAAAGTGCTTCCAATCTTTGTTGTTGTTGAGATGCTTCTTTAGCTTCTTTTTCAAATGCACCTTGTAGTTTTTTCAATTCACCCATGTTTCTTTTAATAGTCACTCTATCAAACCAATCATCACCTTCTCTCAAAGTGTATTCTTGTGCAGCGTCTGCAATTGCACCTAATGTTTCTGCAACTTGTCTAATGTCAGATTTTCTACTTATTCCTTCTCTGTGTTGACCATATGTTGAAATAATTTCCAAAAAATGCTTCTTTAAGTTTGAAGGCAATTGTTGAAATTCTTCATTTTCTTTCATTAAATCTTTTAACTTTATCATCTTATTAGTTTAATTCTATTATAATTTCTCTCATTAAATCTTGTGACTTGCACCACTTACCACATTCCTCAGCTACTTTTGCCCATTGTTTACTTTCGTTCATAGGAGCCATAAATGCACCATGTGTTGACGGATTTGATACAAAGTCCCATCCAACTAATTCAAAGTCTTCCTGAACCATTACAGTCCCATCATTCATATTTTTTACTGAACCTAATCCTCTTGATGAAATACCTAAACGAATATTGTTCTTCAATAATTCTTTTAAGATATTACCAGATGGAGTTGAAAGAATTTCTACCACACCACAAACATCATCACCTTCCCACCAAATTTCTCTAATATTGTGTGATACATTCTTTAGGTTGATAACTGGAGACTCAGGATGGTCTAATTCACCCAATGCTCTTCTTTCTTTAATAAGAGTTTCATATTTCATACACTCTCTTTCTAAGATTTCTTTTGGATATCTTCTATGGTTTTGATTTGGAGCACCTGCTCTTTGCAAGATACCCTTAACCAAATAAGTTCCATTTTCTTCTTTTTGAAGCTTTGCCTCAAATAAGTGAGTTTCTATTAGTAATCCTTTATTCATTACTTTTTCTTATTTCTTAATGATGCCAAATCAGATGCCTCAATTTCACCATCTTTATCTACATCCAATACATCTTGGTTTCCAGGTAAGTCTTCGTTATATCCTTTTAATCTACCTTCGTTCTTAGCTTTATAAGCTTTATCAACTGCAATAAAGAATTTAGATTTTGCTTTAGGAGACATATCCTTTAATGAATGACCTGTTTTTGAAAGCATACGCTTAAAAAACTTTTCGTAGTCATTTGTTTGCTCGTCTAATACTTCTCTAACAATGTTTTTTAATTCTTCTAAATTCATTTTATTGTGCTATTTTTCTGATTTGTTGTTCTAATTTAAGTAATCTTTCTTTTATAGTATAAATATGTTTATTCGTTCTTTTCCAGAAATTTTGATTACTTACTCCATTCTCTTGTTTCAATCTACCATACCAACCCATAAATTTTTCAATTTCTGCAAGTTGTTTATTGATATTAGATATTCCTTTATTAACTTTTACATATGCAGGAGAATCTTCTTTTTTTAATTCAATCCAACGATTCTCATTAACTACACTATATCCTGTTAGTTTTGCAGCCTTCTTTGCAGTTTTTTTCTCGCTACCTTTTTTACCGAATGCATTTGGAGTATTATATCCTTGTACATTTGCAGTAGTATTCATTTCGTCAATCATTCCCTTAATAATTTCTTTAAGTTTTATGATTGATTCTTTTTTAACTTTATTTGGCAATCCTTTGTGTTTAGTTGATGCAAAGTCTTTAGCATCTTTGTCAGACATTGAATCGGCTGCTTTTGCAACTTCTGGTGATGGATTTTCCATATCACCTTTTTGAGCTGCATGAACCATACCCATAAATCGTTGTTGTGCTTTTGATACTGCTGGCATTTTGATAATATTAAGCTAATACATAAACAGAACCACCATTGGTTACTGAAATACTTTTTACATAACAAGGAAAAGGTTCTCCTGCTGTTAAATGTGCCAATGAAATGGTTGTATTACCTTCTAAAGTAATTGTACCGGTCACACCACTCACAGGTAACACACCCCACACTCTATCTATTAATGCGGCAGAACCAGATGTTACTAATTTTGCGTTATATGCTCTATAATTTACACTCATAATTTTATTTTTTAATCGATTGTTTTAGTTCACCTAATAGTTCATATGTCATCATCATTGCAGATAAATGTTGTTCTTTAATCTTTTTTACAGATTTAATTTTTCTAACATTTGCAATTGTTTCTGCTAATTTAATTTTAGTAACTTTGTCAGAAATTTTAGAACCAACTTCTTTTAATGAATCTACTAATTTAGTTACTTCTTCATTAACATATTGATTCAATTTACCTGTGTTATTGATGTTGTTAATATATTCTCTTAATAATCCTTTCTGGTCTTCGGTTAGATTTTTGTATTTACTATTAAAAGATTCTACTAATAATTTATAAGATACCGCTCTTAAATCTTCATCTTGTTTTCTATATTCTTCTAAAACTGCATCTTTAATTTTTACATCTTTATTTTCAATAGATGAGTTGATTATATTTTCTGCAATTGTAAAACGAGATGAAACGATATCAGTTGGGTCAAATTGTTCTACCGATGTAACGGTTTCAAATATTTTATAAATAGATGCAAGAGTTTTATAATTTGAAATAGATGATTTTATAAATTCATCTAAATTATAAGTTTCTTTAATTTCTTTAATAAGATTATATTTTTCTCTTGTAAGTTTAGTTTCATCTAATCTTTTACGAGCTTCTAATATTGTGTTGATGAACTGTTCAGCTTTTGATTCTGAATTGTATTTTTCATTAACAAGATATTGATATAATTTCAATTCTTTAGATAATTCTTTTTTTGAATTAAAATGTTCTTTTAAAATTTTTTCTGCAACAGATTTGTTATTAGACATTATTTCGGACGTGATTTGTCTTACTAATAATTCGAATATAAATCCGGTATTTTTAAACTTTGAATGCTTTATTTTTTTCATCAATTGATATTATTTATCAGATATAAATATGTTTTTATATTACTTTATTACTTTTTTGTTAAATTCTCTGTTAAAATCTTTTTTTTATTACCCTTCATATCTTTAAATATCTCAGTATATGATTCTCTGGGTTTATATTTTACAGAACCTTCTTTTTGTTTAAGTGTTTTAATACCTAATGGGTCTCTACCTTGTGGATGGTCATCTTTACCATATCTCGTAGGGTCTTTAGGTCTACCACCTTCGTCTTCATTTGCTAATTCTAAATTGATATTATCTATCTCTTCTTCAACATTTGTCGTACCTTCGGTTCCGGTTGGTTTAGCCGGGTCCATACCCTGAGTTTCAATAGAAGTTAAGCGGAATGATTGTTTTGTATCATCTAATACTTGCATTGTCATTTCATCTTGTTCATCTTTAGCCATATTTAATATAGCCTTATACATCCATTCTTTTGAAACCATTTTGGTTTGTTGCATTTGTTGAATCAATGCTATTTTTGATGTATACAATTCAACCTTTTCTTGTTCGTATATTTTAGATGGAATAGTTAATTCTAATGTGAAAGCAGTTAATCTATCATCTTCAATTCCTTGTGCATATAAGTGAACGATTGCAATTTTAGTTAATTCGGATACAATTACTCTTTGAATTCTTTCAATTGTTTTTGCAAATCTAACATCCATTGCTGCAAGAGTTGCTTTACCATTGGTATCTTCTTCGTATCCTAAATATGCTTTTGGAATTTGTAAAGCTGACATCAATTTATTTTTTAAATAATTGATATCATCAATCATATTATATTCTAAACCTTTTAGGGTATCAATTGAAGTTCCATTATCACTACCACGAACTGGCATGTAATAATCTTCAATTAAGTTTTGCATATTATATTTTAAGTTATACTCACCAGTTCTTTCGTCAACAAATGGAACTTTTTTAGATGAGTTAATAATCTTTTGCATGTAGTTATCCACTTCATTTGGTGGAATATTACCAACATCCACTTTAAAGATTCTCTTTTCAGGAGCTCTCATAACTCTGTGGATTAACATTGCATCTTCCATCAACATCAATTGTTTCCAAACTCTTCTAGCACCTTCTAACATAGATTTTCCATAAGGTAAGAAGTTTGCATCACCATTTAATCTAAAGTGTGCAATTTCGTAGTTTTCAAATTCTTTTTTATTATTTTGAGAATATCCACTATTTGGATTTTGATATGGTGCGTATACAAATTTAACTCTTTGTGGATTTTCTTGGTCAAATCCTTCAACTCTACTCATTTCATATACGGATAATGGATTTGTATTAACAATACCAAATTCATCTGCCATTTCTAATTGTAAATAAAAATCACCATATTTAACCAAATTTCTAACCCATGGCCATAAGTTAAATTCAACATTAAGTGTATCGTAAAATAAATTTTCTAATACTTGTTTGATTTGGTCATCTTCATGATGTATCTTTAATACACTACCGAATTCGTTTCTTGCAGTACATTCGTCTGCATAAACATTTAATGCTGATGATAAAATTGGGTCTGTATCCATTGAGTCATAATCTCTAAACAAATCAATTCTAACTTGTTGATATGCTAATGAAGATTCTACTTGTCCAGTTCCGTAATTTGTAACTTTTAGTTTCATAAAACGGTCAACGAGGTTAGTAGTCATGTTTTGATACTCATCGGTATCTACTACTTTGATTCCTTTCGCCGTTTTTCTAACAATAGTATTTGTTGAAAATAATTTTTGTAACCTACTAAATATTGATTTATCTGCCATTTTTATATAATTCTATTTTTCTAAATATATGAAAAATTTTCCACTTTTCCAAATTTACCATTTTCTACAACTCCAATATCTTGCTTTTGTTCTTGGTCCTGGATTTGCACAATTGTGTCTAGCTCTAAACGATTTTCTCGCCTTTGGGTTAGATTTTCTTATCTTCATCGTTTTCTCACCCTTAGCCGCTGCAGATGTTCCACCATGTCCAAAGTTTACCTTTACTACATTACCTGCAGGGTTTTTTACATATACTTTAAATTTCTTTACATCACCTCTCATTGGTTTACCTAACGGAACATTTCTACCTTGATATTCTGCTTCAGTTAAACAAGGACAAGTTGCTTCTGATAATTCTTTATTGTATTCTTTTATGTATTCTATAAAGTCTTTAAAATCATCATAATTATCTACATCATATTCTTCAGGTTCAACTAAACCATTATTAACATCATCATCACTATTGATATCCTCTTTTACAGGAACACAATTTGGAACCATTTTACCATTTTTCATTTTTCCACCAATCTCTCTATATCCATCCCAACATTCATCTAATGCATTTGCTTCTTGTATACTTTCATTGCATTTTCTCCATCCACCACCTTTACCTTTGTAATTCTTAGATGCCCAACCATTTGCGTATGCAGATGGATAAACATCGAATTTAGATTTTGCTGCTGCCTTTGATGCTGCCCATTTACCAGGGTCAGTTGGACAATTCTTTTCTAAAAATAAATTTAGTTTTTCTTCTATATTCATATTTTCGTTTTTCTTAGTTGAGACATATATTGGAGTTTTACCTTGTCCACTACTATCTTTACCACCTCTTCCAGCTTTATTTTGTGCAGCTCTTTTTCTATGAGTTGCAGATTCTTTTTCTTTTTTACTCATTCCGGCAGCTTTTGCAGCTGGAACACATTTTGCATAACCACTTTTTTCTCCTGAAGTTCCACATGGTGGGTGTTTGCCATCAACTTTTTTGCCGATGTTCACCCATTTTTCTTTAAACCACTTATTTAAATCTTCATTCATTTATGATAGTTTCAACATATAAATATAAAAAAATTACTTAAGTAACCAAGTTAGGTTTTCTATTTCTCCCTTACGAACTTCCATTTCGTATGGATTTGTTTGATTTTGCCAATTTGAAGAATAAACTCCCTGATTTGAGTTAATTGTTGTTGCGTTTAACATATTTTTTGTCAAATCAATTCCCTCTTGTTTTAAACGAAGTGCAGTATTACGAACCCATAGTCCAATACCCAATGCCATAATAAGGTCATCATTATATCCTTTCATTGCTTCTGCTCTACCACTATGCCAAATGAATGTAAACATTTCATCTATCAATCTATTTGAACGAATTAGAATATCTTTATCATTCATATATGTGTCCAATGCAGAAATGATAAGTGGACGGGTTTTAGATGTTGTTGAAAATCCGGCAACCATTTGTCTTTCGTCT